GGTCAACTACACCCCAGTCAACAATTACCTCTGTCAGCGCATCGAGCGTTGGCCTGTTCTTATTGGCCTCAAACCATTGGTCTAACTCTTCTTTGTTTTTATATCTGAATTCAAAATCAACGTCGGCAGTGCCTTTTTTTTCAGGTACTGATAAATTAACAGGGGTTTTGAATGTTGGATTTGGTACTAATTTAAATGCCATGATTTCACCTTAGAATGTAGTAATGCAGATTTCATCGTTACCTGATATTGGTTTCGGAACTAAACCAACTTTAAGCATAGCTATGCCATTCTTATTACTGTAGGCCGGTTTTTTAATTTGAACAGCAGGCTGTGTAATCGCAATCTGGTTACCTGCCATCGTGCCATGTTGAATACCTAAAGCCCCCAATGTCGCATTCTTAGCAATCGTCCACCAGTCTTTGGTTGCTACATTTACAGCTTCCATGCTGATGTTTCCGCTAGGCTTGCTGTTTGTAATCAGTATCTGTTCTGTAGAATTAATCAGGCCGTGATAATTGAGCTCATTACCAAGATCAAAATCAAACGATTCAATAGCAGCGGCATTAAAGCCATGCAGCGATACAAATGGCGTATTGGCTTTATTTGCAACAAATGGGGTTTTCCATCCTGACACTACAACTGACGGTCTGTCAGAATCAACGATAGGGACGAACAGACCTTTAAACGACCAGCTAAACTCAGGAATTTGATCTAAGGCAATACTGCCTGATACGTTGCCGCGAGCACCCAATAACTTGTGCAAGACACCGTCAATATTCAGGTATAAAGCAACAGATTCATGGTTGTCTGTAATGCGGCGATAAGTAACATTGGCGCCTATGCTGTATTGGCTAGTTGCATCAGGAGCTACCCATGATGCAGAAATTACGGTGGCTACTTTTGTGGCGCCATCGTAATCTACAATAAATCCTGTTTTACCGTTTCCGGTACCTGCAGTAATTTCGATTGGCATGCCATTATAGAATTCATTAATGGCTGACGCTGATGCTGCCAACTTGATAGATGTTGCACTGCCGCCATCCTGAGCTATATCGGTATAGGCTGCAGCAAGGATGTTTTCAGAACAACCGACACCGCGCATCAATGGTCCCCACGCAGGAGCCACTCCAGCAGTACCAGAGCCAGCCTGTTCTGTTTTAAAGTTCAGCATGCCGTAAATTGCGCCTGGTAAGCTTTCTGAATTGCCAAAATATGGAAGTACAAGATCGCGCTCAATTTCTGTCATCTCCATAGGTGTTAACGTAGGTTCCCCGCGCAACAAGACCGCATTGGCTACACCAGTAGCTACTGGATCAACGCCATAATCGCCTTCTATCTTTGCAAGCAATGAGCTGATTCTTAAACGTAATGACATTATTGTTTCCCCTTAACTGTTTTTTTGTTTTCCACCGTACCTGCAGAGGTTGCTTTGGTATTTTCACCTGGTTGTTTTGTGCGCTCTACCAATGCGCGGCTACCATTGGCATCAATGACATAGCTGCCGCCTTGGCCTGCATGCTTGTCTAGCTGCTGTTGCGCTAATTGTGATTTAGTCATTACGTACTCCTACAAATAATGGATGGTGTTTAATTTGAGCGTTGCTGTATGGCATAGCACGCCACAAAACAACACATGGTTAGATTCTGTTAACTGCAAAGCAGCCGTCCCATCATCTAAAATAACTGTTTGCACTACGCCGCCCAGGCTTATGTCATTTCTGAAGGCATCGCAAATCTCCTCAATGCTGTTATCAAATAGCAGCTCAGTTTCATCAGCATCATCAAGACTCATAAATCCACGAATATCCCAAACATTGGTGATGATCGTGCGCCCCATGTATGGGCTTTGCTCACGTTTTCCAGATCGGCTTACATTCCAGCCTAAAATGCGGTTATTACTCATATACAGCGCCTTAAAATCTTTTTCATTCTTCGCAAAGCGTTGGTAGCTATATACTTTCCCCACATTAGGTACTGTTTCAATTTTTGAGACGATCGCAGTACGGATATCGGCTAAAGTTGTCATGCGACACCTGTAGAAATTTTGAAAAGCACGTGATCAATCATGTTATTAAATGAGGCTTGGATTTGGTCTTTGTTGGCATCAAATGCTCGCTTGAACATAAAATGGCCCTTGGTTCCCGGGTGATGCACTTTTTTTACGTTAATCGGGATGCCATTAAATATAAAATGCAACGCACCTTTACCTTTAGGCACAATGTCATGTGGCTTACTGCCAAACTCAACCGGATCTGCATAATTAAGCGGCGTTGCAATAATTGCACCAACGCCTAAATTACCGGCAGGAACGATATAAGGCACAATGCTTTGTTGCAGGTTGCCTGTTTTTTTAGGTGTAATTGCGGTGATTTCATCGGTTAAATGCGCGGCTGTTCTTTCCATCCATGCCCGTAGATCATGCTCAACCATTGCAGGCGCCTGCATGAATGCCTGCTGCAAACGGTCATATCCTTCCAGCTTAATATCCATGACGCCACCGTTGCCCATGTACCAGGCGTGGGCCGCCCTGGCTATTGCTTAAATTCAGATCTACCACTACACCTGCAGCGACATTCTTTTTAGCATCGATACCCAGCTCATCCAGATAGCGTTTGCGCAAAGCTCTTGCACGGCTTGCAAACTCGCCAGCCTTGCTTTGATGGTTCACGCTATCGGCCTGAATGGTGCTGTCAGAGTCACCGGAGTATAGCCCGGCCAGTTGATCACACAAGCTGGCAGCGGCAAGGCAGCACACTGCTTCACGATCACCCAGTGGAACCGTATCAGCAACATTGTTTACTGTATGAGCGACTGTGAATGTTGCGCGTACATTTTCATTGATACCCAAGCCATCACGCACCATAATCAACACTACACTTGGTGACGTGTACAGTTCATAATCCTGTGCATTGATGATTACCGGTGGCACATTGCCAATCGGGTATTCAAGGCTTTGTACCTGGCTAAAATCCGCTTCCCATGCAGCTGGCAATGGCAACAGATTGCCGCCTGGCGCCACGATGTCTTCTACTTTCTGACGTGGCCTATCCTTGCTATAACGCGCCAGCGCTGTAGTGATTGCAGTATCACGTTGCGTTGGCGTAATGCGGCCAGCATCATCACGAAGCAAATCATCTACAATGGATTGAATATCAGAAAGTGCCATGTTTACCTTTAAAATTCGGCTGGTTTAATCAAGCACCCTGCCTAAACAGGGTGCTTTGTTAAAGCAGCTAAGTTAGATGACTACAGCCTTGGTCGTGCCTTTTTCAGCATCTACCAGCAAACCGCCACCGTAGATATGACGGATTTTGTAAGTCACCTTGTCATTGCTGAACAGGCTACCCGCCGTTGGGGAATCCTGTACGAATAATTCAGGCTCTTCTTTACCATCCAGGAAGCCGATTTCAAGCACAGGCAAGCGGGTAGGGTCTGCCAACGTTACCCAGTCTGTTGGGTCGGTCCAGTAAGATACCGGGATGATCTCAGGTACATTTGATTGAACGAATGTTTTGTCCAGGTTCTGGTTGCGTACAAACGCATTGAATGTGGCCTCTTCAAGTTCATATGGCACCATCACGTATTTAGGCGCAGTGGCCAAGCGCTTGTCTGATCCTGCACGTGTTTGCTTAAGCATTGACAAGCGATGCACGGCGAACTCTGCAGCACTGAAAGCAGTGGTGAATAGGTTGTTGTGGCCTACGGCATAAAGTGCTGTGCCATCCCAGGTCAATGGATTGATGCGGAAGAAATCAAACACGAACTCGTACAATGTATTTGCAGCCGCCAAAGCAAGCTCCTGCGGTATCCGCGCAATAACACCAACGTCATCGTTCTTGATCATTTCCAGCGTGATGCTTTCCAAGCCACCGCGTTTTGAAACGGCGTAAGTCGCTACACCATCAACTGGGCCGGCTAATTCCGCGTATGGGTTACTTTCTGTCACAGCTGGCAAATTACCGTAACCGCCAATGCGTGTACGCTCTTGTGTACGGAAGTCACTTACGGAGTTAATGGTGACTACCTTACGCCATGCCTGCAGGTCAGCTTGACCTGCATAAATG